GATACAATCAATCTAGCATGATAAAATCAAATGTTAAATGCCTATAGGAATAAAAATACGTTTATAGACATATAGATAAAATTACCCACTTTAGTATAGGTGGGTAATTGGTAATTATTTACTTTTATTGATGCACTAGTAAGCTAGGTTCTTAAATTCAGAATACTGGCCATCAAACAGCAGCCTATCTGTTCCTGTTTCGGCGTTACGTGCCTTTGTGGTAATTAGTTCGGCAACACCTACATCTGTGGTTTCTCTATTGTAGTATTCATCACGATAGATCATGGTGATAGCGTCTGCATCTTGCTCAATGTTCCCGCTTTCAGACAGATCACCCATGGTAGGCCTCTTGTCTGTCCGGCTTTCAGTGGCTCTGTTGAGTTGAGATAAAGCCAGCACCGGGCAATTAAGTTCTCCTGCTAATTCTTTAAGCATCCGGCTCGTGTCACCAACTTTGATCCGAAAGTCCCTGCTATTAGACTTATCATTCCTAGCAAGCAGGGTAAGATGATCCACTACAATCAGTCCCACGTCCCCAGTCTTGGCTTTTTTTTGCCTAATTGTATTTCTCATTTCCATGGGAGAAATACTAAAATTGTCACACACAAAAAGCTTTGAATCAGCCAATATTTGTGATTGAGTTAGATTGAAAAACTCATTCCACTCGTTTTGAGTGAGTTGGTTCTTCACAAATTGGTTTAAGCAAGTCCGAGTTATTTTAGCCGCTAGTCTAACCGCTAAATCTTCCTTAGATGTTTCTAGGGAAAATACAAAAACATTTTCCTTTAAAGAGTTAGCAACGTGCCAGGCGATCGCCATAGCACAAGCGGTTTTACCCATGCTTGGCCTCCCAGCCAAGATGTAAAGTAATTTTTTATGCAACCCTCCTAAACGATTGTCTAGGTCATAAAATCCCGTCTTGATAGGGGCGGGTCGTTCCCCTTTTTGAATCTCGTATTTCTCTGCGTACAAAGAGGTAACGGCACTGCTGATATGGACTAATTCTGACTTTGCTTCGGTAGTGCTTATGTCAAGTATCTTCCGTTGACACTCTTCAATGGCTTCATGGACAGGCAAAGAAGCATCCCACGCTATTTTTAATGACTCATTAAGGGTCTTAATTAGTTGTCTGCGTTGGTATTTTTCCACAACCAACCCTGCTAAAGCGTCAATGTTGACAGCCGAAACAGTACGGTCTATCAATGTAGCTAATTTATTTCTGCCACCAATTCTTGTTAGTTGATCATTATCGGCTAAGTAATTAGCCATAGACAATAAGTCCGTAGGTTTATGTTGAGCATAAAGGTTTAAGGCAGCCCGGTAAATTACTGCGTGTGCATCAACATAGAACCCTTCAGAGGGTAAGAGATCAGATACTCGCGCGATCGCTTCGGGATCTAGTAAGATTCCGCCTAAAATAGCTTCTTCAGCCTCAATGCTTTGAGGTGGTACTAAAGTTTCTTGAAACATGGTAGTTGACCTGGGTATTGTTGATTATGCGGATAAATGCTTAGACCAATCAAAGTTGGGTTGATTGATTAATGCGTATTCCAAATACGCTTGATTCCAACTACACTGTTGGTAAAATTCTTCTAGGCTTTCAGAGTTTATGTATTGTTCCCATCTTCTTTGGTGCTGCCCTGGCTGCCATATTAATACAGCTTCAGGAAGAGGGACTAAAGCCACTTCTTTTTTAGTTTTGATGGAATATTCCTTCCATCGGATTTCTAGGTTATTAGTGTCCTTTTTCAGGTGGCTATAGACGTTGGCTCTCGCCTGGTGGATGTCAGTGCCAAACTGCGACATCCACTGCAACGCGAACCATTGCCAGAACTCATTGTCCAGTTGGCCATCTTTCTTCCACGGTCCATCTGGTAGCCATTCCCAGGCTATTTCTTTAGCCGTCTTTCTTTTTCTTCCAAATGGTTCAACGACATTCGCTGTGTCAAGACGCGCCGGGGCGGCGGGCGCAAATTGGCCCTCTAGAGGGGTTATCGGGTTATGGGAAAGACTTCCTTTTAAGTCAGAAGTCTTAGAGTGGTTTGGGGTTAAATCTTGTCCAGTTAACTCTTGTCCGCTTAAATCCTCTTCTGTGCTTTCTTTAGATATTTCTTTTTTAAATACTTCTTGGAATAAGTATTTATTATGTACTGGATTTTCCGCTTGTGGAAAATCCACTTGTGGAAAATCCACTTGTGGAAAATCCACTTGTGGAAAATCCACTTGTGGTTTACCTCGCCTGTTTTTGGGTGCAGGCGGATTTTCGCTCGGCACTTCTCTGATCGTGGACTCGTATCCCACGATTTTTCCTTTTATACGCACTTGTTCACGGGTTAAGTACCCAAGTCTTTCTAGTTCCTGAAGACCTGTTCTCACGGCTGTTTCGCCGTCCATTGCCGACTGGGCTGTCAGATGCTCTATACTGACTTTCCATCCATCTGGATAAGAAAGTAACAAGTGGTGTAGTCCACGCGCTTTGAAGCTCAACCGCGTATCTCTAATAGCCGCGTTGGCTATTACAGTATAGTTCTTGGAATGCTGGATTCTTATTGTTTCCCCCATTACACACCTCCACGGGCGTGCAACAGTTTATTGACAAAAGCCAAAAGATGATTCATGATTAAGATGCTCCTAGTTGTTAAACAGTGAGTAGGGGCTGCCATCGTGCTGCTGACAACAGTGCGGTGGCTTTTTATATATTATACTACTTTGCCAGTGTTTTGGCAAATTCTAGTATTTCAGGGAAAATACCAGGATTTTCGTCCAGTATTAGAGCGATCGCTCTAATTTCCTGCTCAAGACGAGCAGGAACCTTGATAGCTTTGGTTTTACCGGACTTCCATCCGGGTTTAAACTGTGCCGATTTAGGTGGCACGGCGTTTTTGTTTGCCATGATTTTTTGGATTTCAACAAAACTATAATAATTTAATCGCTAGTAACTTGGGAATAGTACCGTAAAAGATTTTTATATACTAAGTAGAAATGAGCAAATAAAAGCCACCCGCTTAGGTGGCTGCTAACTCTTATTGTTGGGATACGGGATCGTAAAACCTGCATCTGCTCCCAACTTTTGCAAATATTGGTTCTAGTTCATCTTTTAATTCTTGCGCGTCATCTTTTTTACACTTTAGGACTTTGATTATTTCCGTGAGAGGAAAAATAGTATCGTTGCAGTCGCCTTCGTAAGTGTAAATTTCGCCATGCTTCTCAATGACAAACCCTGACAGGGTACAGTTCAAACAGCTTTTCATTTTCTAATCTGATTTAAAGAATAAGCCTTGTGTAATCTCCCGTTGATACAAATCTCTATGAAACTCCATCTACACCCCGGAGGGGCTAATTCTGGGGTATGGAAACCAATAAAAACACCTTTCAACCACCCATCGCTAGGATGTTTGTACTCAACTTTATCCCCTACTTTGTAATCACTTTCTTTGATTGTTGTTTGTTCCATTTTTTTTTGATAACATAATAGGTGTTAGCACCTTTTGTTTGTCTGTTTAAACTCCGTCAAACAACGGAGTTTTTTGTATACAAACTAAAAGCCAATAGCTAGTTCCGCCACTTTTTCTTCTTCTGCTTCACCATCTTCATCTTCGTCTTCATCACTATTGCCTAGGCTTGCCATTGTGAATAAAGAGGGCTGTTTCCAACCATCGCGTTCACCATCCAAATATTCAGAAGCTTCAACTAGTATTGCGGACACAATCTTGTGTTCATGGGCAGATTTCTCAATCAATACATCTTTAGTGGAAACAGTGACAAATCTGCCCTGTATCTCACATTTTCCGCCAATGCCAATTGCTACCAAATCCTCTTTGTCTTTGATTGCAAAATCAGTAACGAAACCTTCCTTCCAGATATCAGCATCTAATCCCACTGCATCTATCAAAATGCTTCTTAGGCTGTCTAGTGCCTGATAAAAACTATCCGATGCTTCTTCTTTGCTGCGTACAGTCACGGTTTTTTGCTCTTCACCATCTTCATTAAAAATGGTGTAAGTAATTGCCACTATTTCTGTATCATCGTTTCTTTTTGCTTTGATTTTGGTAATTTGTCTCATTTTAATTTCTCCTTAATTTCTGATTCTGCAAATGGATGTGGACAAAAGGTGTCGTCTAGATCAATGTAATAAAGCCAATCCCCTGTGCTTATACGCTTAACCCCTGAACATATCCCCCATCCTAGATTTGTCCTTAGCCTGTCTCCAAACCAATAAGCTGGTTTTGATATCCGTTCCCAAGGTTGGGGATTAGTTGGGCGCGGTAGTACAGTAAAATCCTTTGGTGGCAATCTTAATGGTGGTATCATTTAGTTAGATACTGATTTAATACGACCTGTTTTTCTTAATATGAATTGAGCATCTTTTTTTCCCGTTTCACTACTCCAAAAAATTGAATCACTTGGCTTTATAATCCATATATACGGAAATTGAATAATAATGGTTTTTCCGTTGTAGT